ATGGCTGTATCACATCGGGGCAGCATCAGTATGGGCCTTGTACTTATCCCTGTAGGGTTATATAAGACCACCGTAGACAATGATATCCATTTTAATCAGTTAGATAAAGAGAGCGGTGCCAGGATCAAATATAAGAAATACTGCTCTCACTGTGGAAAAGAAGTAACCACATCGGATATTATCAAAGGCTATGAATATGAAAAAGGTAAGTATGTGACAATGTCTGAAGATGAACTGGAAAGGATCAAAACCAAGAAAGACCGGACAATCCATATAATCCAGTGTACAAAAATGAGTGAAATCGACATGATCTATTATGAGCAGGATTATTATGCATTGCCGGAGACCGGAGCAGAAAAGGCATTTGAGCTTTTACGGCAGGCCCTCCTGTCGCAGAAAAAAGTAGCCCTTGCAAAGACAGTAATGGGGCAAACAGAAAAGTTAATCGTCCTCTATCCTTTAAAGGACGGAATGGTGGCTAAGACACTCTTTTATTATGATGAGATAGCGGCGCTCCCCAAAAAGGTGCCAAAAATCCAGTTAGATAAAAACGAGCTAAATATGGCCAAGCTCCTTATCGACAACATGACCAAACCTTTCGTGGCGACCGAATTTAAGGACGAATATCAAGAACGCCTCCGAGATGCAATAATGCAGAAAATACAAGGGAATGAGGTGCTTGCCGTACAAGATAACCTTCCAGGAGGGAATATCATTGACTTAATGGAGGCTCTGCAGAAAAGCATTGAGATGACCGGGCCGGAAAGCCAGACAGGTGCATAATGGATTCGTTTGAATCCCGTAACCTCTCCCCCATGCTGATTGCAAAAATGCTGCAACCATTTGATTCCCAGGAATGGATTTATGAGCTGAAACTTGATGGATTCCGTTGTGTGGCGTATCTGGAGCCGGGAATAGTTGATTTAAGAAATAAGCGGAATATGCAGGTATTGTCCAAATTCCCGGAACTGTCCGGGATACATGCATACATTAATAAACGCTGTGTCCTGGATGGCGAAGTTGTGGTTATGAAAAATGGAGCGCCCGATTTTTATGAACTGCAACGGCGAACAATTCTCACTGATCCGTTTAAGATCCAGACTGCGGCAAAGCTCCTCCCGGCATCATATGTGGCATATGACTGCATGTATAATGGCAAAGAAATTATGGATTTACCTCTCTCAGAACGAAAAAAAGAGTTAGAAGATGTTGTAAAAGAAGAGAATCCGAGATTCGCGGTCTCCCGCTTTATACGCGGCAATGGGACTGGACTTTATAGGATTGCAGATCAGCAGAAACTAGAAGGTGTGGTTGCGAAGAAATTAACCAGCTTATATTGGCCCGGAAAGCTGACAAATGACTGGGTAAAATTTAAAAGGATGGCAGACGAGGATTATATTGTAGCCGGATATATCCAAAAAGGTAAAAACATATACAGTATAGTCCTATCACGGTACAAAAACGGGAATTTGATTTACAAAGGGCATGTTACCTCAGGCGTCACTAGAGCCTCTCTTGAAACTCTTACTCCCGTTATGCAATCTCCTATTAATATAGTCCCGACCGGAAGCGGAAATGAACATGCTGTTTGGGTAGTACCTGACCATATATGCATTGTAGAGTATATGCCGAACACAAAAAATGCTCTCCGGCAGCCTGTTTTTAAAGGTTTCCGGGATGATGTGTTACCGCAGGATATTAATGATGACTGAAACTGCCGAAAAACGTCTTACTATTCCTCTTGCATTATATATAAGGAATGGTATAATAAGACCATAGAAGTGTAGTGTATAGAAATGCGCAGAACGGCCGGCACTGTAATGGTGTTGGTCGTTTTGCGTATCAGCTTGCTTCCTGCTCCGCATTAAATTTCTTATCATTTATTGACCTTATCGGTATTTTATAGCAGGCTTATCTCATATTATAAATAAAACTTAATGGTTCGCTCTTCTCTTTTTTATGGCCGGCATTATAATGGTGTCGGCCGTTTTGTACTTGACATCAGAGCTTCCAAGCGTTATTATTGAAAAACTGGTAATACTTCCACCATTTCCTTCTTTATCTGAGAGGATATACTTTATGTATAGTCTCTTTATTTATGGCCACTAAAAAGGCCCCGGCGGGAGACCCGGAGCCTTACAGCGTTTTACAGTTGCCCTCTGTGCGTTGATAGTTACAGTAGTGCTCCTGTTTTATCAGTATAACACATCTTGCCAGACTTGTCCACGTATCAGGCCGCCAGCATTTTTAGATTCTGGTTCAGCACGAACTCCTTGATCTGGTCATATCCCCACCCGCAGTTCACCAAACCACTCACGATCATTTCAACTGATTGTACGGCCTTCAGTTCTTCCTCACTAAAATAATCCCGAAGATTCTCCTTTTTGGATATGCCATATTCTTCACGGAGATGTTTTGCATCTTTTCCGAATACCGCCTTATATACGATATTCGTATATGTGGAATAAGCATGGCCATGCATCCGTTCATTTTCCTGTGACTGCTGTAAAGCATTCGTCAGAGCCTGTCTGACAGCAATGCCTTTCTCGCGCTCTTTCAGCTTTCCAATCAGAGCCTTTTCCATAGCGTTAAACTGGCGAATATACGCCTCTTTAAATTTCATAGCTTTTTCACCAGTGTATCCCATTACCAACAAGGTAAATCCGTCCCTGGTGATAAAGTACATTGGCTGCTCTTTGTTCTGCTGATTTATATATGAGGACGGCTCAAAATTGAGCTGTCCAAATTCATCTGAACATTCAAGTTGTTTTATATCTCTTAATACATTTTTATGTTCCTTCCCAAACGTCTCCGCAATATCAAGGCTGGTTACAACTGTTACTTCTTCCTTATTCATTTTCTTGATCTCTACTAACATAAAATCATCCTTTCGTTTTATTTTGTAGTAATAAAATAGGACGCAGCTTTATGCCGCATCCTGTCATGTTATCTAAGTGCTCCGGAACCTATTATTATGCGATCAAGCTCTTAAATGTATTGCGACCTGCAATACCATCCACAGTAAGCCCGTGATCACGCTGGTACTGCCGCACGGCTGCCTCCAGGCCAGCGCCAAAGCTACCGGGACACTCTACGCCCTGAGGGTTGTAGCCTTTGAGCATAAGCAGGATCTCCAGTGCCGTCACCATGTACTGGCACTCTCCCTTGCATACATAGTGGCTCCCCAGTGCCCGCTCTGATGCGGGACCCCAGATACCATCCACGACCAGTCCAGACCTGTAATCCATGTTAAGGCCTGTCTGCACCACCATGATAGCTCCACGTCTCGTCTCAGCTCCGTCTTTGCCATCGACTGCAATCCCGGCGCCCGTAAAGTTATTAAGATGTATCTGTCCATCTCTCCTGATTGGGCTGTACCCGGGCGTTGGCTTACTGGTATCCGGGTTCGACGCCGGTGTGTGTCCACCTGTAATCTCTCCGGCAAAGTCACGGTAACAATGGTTGACATCAACTCTGCCTCCATTACCGGTCAGTCCTGGCACGCTTCCGGAGCTTGTATACTGCCAGATGTCCACGTCCGGCACATTCGGAGCCTTAGAGCTGTACTTAGCCACCCACTTAGTATATTTGTCCAGAGCGCTGCCGATGATGGTCTTGTACCAATTCTCGTTGGCGTAGATGCCCACGGTGTATCCTGCCGCCTCCACAATATCAGCAAAGATTTTTGCCCCTCTGACAGCGTGTCTACGGGCCCCGTCTTTTTCCTCCTCCAGGTCCAGATAGACCGGATAGGACAGCTTGTACCCCTTGATTAGCCGCAGCACATGCGCCGCCTCGCTCCTGCTCTTAGCGTCTGTATCGGCGTAACTGTATAAGTACACGCCAAATGGGATACCCAACCGTGTACATTCATCAGCATTGTGTTTCCAGTATTTATCGTCCTGATCGGCCTGGTCCATGCCATATCCACACCGGATAATCGCCCCGTCAATATGGTTTTTGGCCTGCTCCCAGTTAATTCTCCCGTTGTGTTCTGATACATCAATAATCTTCAATGTCTTCATAGTTGTGTCCTTCCCCCGGCTGTTGCGCCGGCGCAAAAAGAGAGCGATTTTACTCGCCCTCTGTTTCTTTTTTACCATCTCTATTAATCAGTTTTGTAAAAGCCTGATGTAGTCCTGTACTTGCAAGTCCTGTAAAAGCGCCATACACCACTGTCTCCAGCGTTATGGTACCATTTGCCACACATCCTAGGATAGCGCCAAGAACAGCTAAAATAGAGGGTATGTACTGGTTACTGACCTTATCAAGCCATGTGATATGTTTAATGCAATAACCTACTACCAGGCAGGCCACTAATACTACCGGAATATAATAATCCTGTATAAATCCTAAATCCATAATCAAATCTCCTTTTCGTCTGAATCTGTTGGCATGTTCAATAATTCATCTTTTAACTTCGTGGCGACATCGTTCCCTCCCAGCGTATGGTAAGCCTCATACATGCGGCGCACATTCTCTTTTGCATATATCGGGCAATTTCCCTTATCCCTATAATGATTGTACGCCTGTATAATTCTGTCTCTAAGCAAGGCTTCCATACCGCTGCTTATCGCCTTATTCTTTTCTGATTCCTCTTTCTGCTTTTTCGCCAAATTTCTGTATCCTGCGCCTATGATTGCCGTAATCGCAGCAAACAGCCAGACAACCCAGTTGTTGTCGATATATGCGATTATTTCGTGCAACATGCTCTCCTTCCCGCCTACCAAGCTGCTTTATGATATAAAAATAAGACCGTTTCCGGTCCTGCTCTGATCTCGTTATGTTTATCCACGTCATCTGCATCGGCATATGGCCTGCAGTAGTATTCTGTCAGGTCTAACTCCTCCTCGATCTGGGACAGAGTTTTATTTCCCTGACCCCTGATAAGGAGTCTCAGGTCTGTAATGTGAGACCAGAGCCTGGAGATGATACTTAGTTTCGTCATCATTCCCCAACCAATTCCCCCATGCCGGAATCTGCCAGAATCTCTTTTACTTTTTCTTTCAGCAAGCGTGGAACCTGCTCATAAGTTTTCTTTCCCAGCATAATCTGCTGTGCCCATAACATTGCCATCATTTCTTTACCATCCTTTCCTGTTATCATAATCATGAGATTGGTTAATAAGTTACACATAGACCGCCTCCGACATTTCCAGCAGGCACTCTGTCAGCATCTGGATTGTTTTCGCTTGGCTCTTTACCTGCTCTTCCAAGCTTTGCGGCTGATCTGGAACGTATTCCAGATAGTGTTCCGGGTTTGCTTCAACTATTTCCCGGCTTATGTTCTCAGCTTTTTCCCTAAACTGGCGGAAATCATATTCCCAGTAGGCGTCCTTGGTTGTGTGCGTCTCTCCAAACTCGTCCACCTGGGAACTTTCATCAGTTACCTCCTGACCGTTAAGACAGATCGTCACATCTACCATACCCTGATCAAGCGGCTGCCAGCGTACTGCCGGCTGTTCTGTTGTGAATCTTGCTTTCAATGCTTACCCTCCTTTTTGCGTATTTCATCAGCTGCTCTATTCCATACTTCTTTTTGAAGTTTGTGGAATCTGAATGTTTAAACCATCCGAAATATGAAATGCAGCGGTATGCCAGATCCAGTGCTATCTCCATGCGTCGCTGCACCTGTTTCCGCAATCTCAGATATGCCCGTCTTGCACGTAGGAAAATGCTCCGGCGGACTTCTGCGCGGTCCCTATAAATCTTGTAGCCCATCATATCAATGCAGTCTCCGTGATGCTTTCCGTCTTTTCCTATATAATCAACCTGGAACAGTTTCCAGTTCGGTTTTATCTCCAGGTCCAGCTCCTCTCTGAAAAATTGAATCATCATGAGCATGGCCTTTTTGACGTCTGCCTTTCGTGGCCCCAGGATCAGGATATCATCCATATAAAAGATAATTTTATAGAACAGTCTTGTCCGTTTCTCCTGTCCACGCCGTTTCTGCACCTTAAAGAGTTTCTGTTGTGCGTATTGATAGGCAAAACTGAGGTAATAATTGCATAGCCACTGGCTCAGGTATGAACCAATGGACAGCCCCTGCTTGTATGAGCCGATCAGCGTCTCCACTAAATAAAGCAGGTCCTCATTCTTGACCTGCTTTCTCAGTAATTTCATTAGTTTTTTCGTATTGATTGATGGATAGCAATGACGTACATCTGCCTTTGCTCCCACTCTGGTTTTGTCCGGATATTTCCGGATCCATTTCTCTATAGCTTTCTTTCCGTATACCTGTCCACGTCCAGGTACACTTGCGCATTGATATTTTCCTATCTTTCTTTCAAACAGCTCCATTAGTGCGTTGACCGCAACATAGTCGTATATCTGCTGTTTGATGCTTTCCACGCCTATCTCTCTGAGCTTTCCTGAGTTTCCATCATATCGCACAGAGTAGCGTATTTCGGGAAATGTTACCTTTCTGTTTTTGATTTCCCATTCTATTCTCTTCGCTGCTTTATCCATCAGCGAATCCGCAAGGCTCACATTCTGCTGGAGCATGTGTTCCATCTGCCTCGCTGTCACATCTTCGGGATAAAATTCTGTCAGGAAGTCAGCCACATCCAGCCGGCTCCATTTATCTGACAGACACTCCCTCATAGATGCTTTTATCCATTCTGCATCCAGCTTTATATTTTTACAGTATCTTTTCAACTGAGAACCTCGTTTCTTGATTTAGTGGTTTTCGGTTTTTCTACTCACCACATCCATGGCCATTCCGCCATGAATCCATGTGTCAGGCATCTGTGTTCCCAATCACACGGTTTGGCTACAATCAAATTTCGGGGATATGCCCCACGCACCGGTTTCCCGGTGGCTCCGTCTTGCGGAGCGAAATACAACGCTGAGTCTTTTTATTTTCAAGAAAATCCGGAGAGGATATTCCAGTTCACATTCGTCAGCCCATTGTTCGCATTGAGAATCCAGAGGCCAGCTTGATCGCCATTGTTCAAATTGCCCAGGGCAAGCCACTAGGAATACCGCTCAGTTTGCGTTGTAAGTCCGTTTTATTTATTCTGTTTTTCCTTATAAGGGGAAAGCCCCTCTATCAGGCTGTCGCCTGATATTCACCCCTTGTGCCGTTCGGTGAAACGCCGGAGAGGATAGTCCAGTACACAACCGTCAGCCCACTGTACGCAGCGAGAAGCCAGAGGCCAGCTTGAACGCCATTGCCCAAATAGCCCAGGGCAAGCCACTCACGCTGTCCGGACGTGCCTGCATCAGTATATAATCCATCTGCGAATCCTGTCTGTGATCCTGCTGCCGTTCCGGTCGGAATCATAATTCCCAGATTTGTGTCCACTGTTTCCTCCGAAATATATTTCCATGAAACTGCTGTGTATGGCACCTGTGCGATTGCTTTCTTGTACTTCTCCTTGATTGTTGCAATAGCTGTTGTCAGGATGCTCGCATCTTCGCACACATATACGTCTCTTGCCGGATTTCCATCCGAACCGGTTACAATGTCCATGACCACGTTTCCAAGCACTTCATATCCACCTACACATGTCTCGATTCCCTGAATCTTGTATGCGTATTTTCCAGATGTATTATCTCCCAGGGAACCATCTGAGCCGGCCACTTCATCCGTGGATCCTGTTCTCCACGGCATTGTCGAAATACATGTTGTGAGTGTTGTGTCAAAGATCGGTGCATCCACATAGACTGCAGCGTTGCTTTCATCCACATCCTCGACTTTCAACACTTTCACGATATATGCCAGGCTATGCATGTATGACTGGTATCTGTCCATGCTTGTGGCTTCTCCCATTTCTCCAACCGACACATAGGAACCTACGATGTAATTTGCCGCTTTCGCTTTTGTGAGAATGACTCTGCTCACTCCCGTTTCCGCAACCACCGCTTTTTCCTGGTAATTGTACGAGATACAACCAGCCATCTTGCTTGCACTGTGTGTGGTTGCGTATTTTATGATCATCATCAGCTGACGATAGAACAAATCCCAACTTGTCGTTCCACAGTAGTGGCCGCCCAGCTTGTGCATATAGGTAATCATTCCTGCATAGCTGATCGGGTTCTTCGCCTGTGTGGCCTGGCATCCATTAGCCGGAGCCAGTCCCTTTGAGGAGTATGGCATTCCATCGATGTCCCCGGCCGCATATTTTGCGTGTATCATAAACGGACTGAGTGTTCCATCCGGATTGACGGACTCTTTCATAGGGTGCGGCGTGAGTTCTGTCTGGCTGTCAGAATAGTGATACAGCACTGCATCCCCCGTGTCCTCAATTCCGAACCATGCGCTCATGGTTACTTCTCCCACCTGTACCTTGCCGTACTTTGTAAATCCAGTCTGTCCCTCCAGGGCATCCACATGGTTGAATCCATTTTCATCCACGGAAAAATTGCAGGTGAAATGATGGAACAGGCCGTACCGTTCGTAATCATCCCGGCCTTTGTTCCTGCCTACGGACGGCTCACAGACCATTCCCTCATTGGCGTTCATTTTTACGCCCACCGGACTGGTTGAGGTCGTGTATTTATAGATTTTTGTGGTAAACACCAGTCCATTTCTGCGGAGGGCAAAATAGTTAGAGAGAGCCTGCTCCACTCCGCCACCCGCCTCTTTGATGGCATCAACCTGGGCTTTTCCAATCGTCTCTATATTTTTGACTGACTCTGCCGCGGCTGTCTGGACGTTATGTACCTGTGCCTTTGCCTCATTCAGCGTCTTGATCGCATCCTGTCCCAGCGCTTCAAACATTCCTTCCAACACCGTTGATTCATTTTCACTCGGTATTCCGTCTCCTCTGGCACTTCCGTCTATGCAAAGATTGAACGGAAATGAAGATACTACGTCATCACCGCTGGCAAACTCTATTATGCATATAGCAACGCCAGATTCCGCAAGCATCTGATTCGTCAGAGAAAAAACCACTGAATTCTCCATTATATTGCCATCGATATACACAACTTTTTTCGACGGCTTTACTACCCAGACACGTGCTGTAGCACCTGCAGGTATATCCCAGTCAACTACCGTACACTCTATTTCCCTGCCAGTGTCTCCCTGCATTGTATAGACAGCCAGAGGCATAGTCCGCTTATGTAATACACTAATCTCAATTTTTTTTACTGCTTTCATATTTCACCTCAACAATCTTGTATCCATATGGTTGATTTATAATATTATGATCTACACTGGGCCAATTGCAATCCACGCTAATATTGTTTCTGTTGTGTTAGTTCTTGTTATGTAAGCGTCAAAGCCAGCACTTGTATTATTTGTAGCGCCGGCCCCTAAAATATTAGTACCGGGAACGGATGTTACTGGAGTGACTACAACACATGGCTGTCCTGCAAAGGTTTTTGGAAATTGCACGTGCTCCATTGTTGGTTTATTTGCGACTGGATTAATACTGACACGACCATATTGAATCATAATCCCTTTTAAAGTGGAATCAAATTCACGATTGAACATTTCCTTTAATGTATTTACTTTTATTCTTCCGGTCTTTGGTTCCCCTGTAGTTGGTGATGTTTCAATGAGCAGATCATCTGAATCATTTATTGTTGTTAAAATGGGTAATGCTTTTATAGGCACGCCATCAACTTCCGTCACTGCATCCAAATTCGCCATGTGTTATACCTCCTGATTCGCCAAAAAATTATCATTTATAAACTTTTCTATATCGTCAACTTTTGCTTTTATCTCATCATCTACCAAAATGAAGTTACCTTTATTATTTTGGCTCATAAGTTTCCCCATATCGTCAACTTCAGAAAAAGTAAAAGCGATCCTCATTCCTTCACCGGTTGTAAGTTTTGTAAAACTTGTTAATTTCTTCATCCTGCATATCCTCCAAACCTTCATAATATTCTTTCACCATAGTAGCTGCTTGCGCTTCGTAATCAATCTCTTCTGCATTAGACGGTATTAACTCATCATCTGAAAACAGTTCCAGTCTTTCGAGTTCAAAACCCAATTGCTTTATTTTGATTTCCCAGGAAAACTTAACATTAGGGGTTCCTTTTACCACAAAATAGGACAATGTTTTGCTTTCTACCCATATATCTCCCTGATCTTCTTTCTGTAGAAATACTTGATAACATGCCTCTGTATTTACGGTTTCGGAAAAGACATCATCCAAAAAGATATAACACTCACCCATATTATCTGTACGCCCCTCTCCTATGTCACCAAACATGGGAGCTGGCATTTCATAGCAGTACAATTTCACGTCACCATAATTTCGGGTTTCCGCAATCCTGCTTTTCGTTCCGCTGCACGAAAGCGAACCCGTTGAATATATGTTATTAGTCAAAGAAACCACTGTCTTACCAGTGTCTGAATTGAATGTTGCTATGTAACCGTAATTCAGTGATGTGCCCACTCTTGCATATGCCTTTCGTACAAAGTCGTCGGTTCCGCCTTTGTCGTTGTAAACGAATATAGAGCCCTGCGCGATTTCACAAGATGTTGTTTTTTCTCCGGAAGTATATGTTTCTTTTATCACTGGATAGTTTGTCCGCCCGTTGTTGTTATATCCAACCAACAAATTGTCATTGTAATTCAAGCCCAGATTATCCATCTGAGCTATTTCGGCGCCTGAGGCATTTAGGATTTTCAGCATACCATTTTGATTATTGTCACCGCCCAGTTTCATGGTCCCGCCGCGTAACCAGTCAAAAATTAATCCTCTTGCTGTAATAATGTTAAAAAGAGCATTCCCGTTTTTGTCTACTGCCCACGTAGTACCCCCATCGAGTGAAGCAATTATTCCGTTGCTCGTCCAATAACACGTATAACTAGACTCTTCTATGGTAGGCTTATCGTGCATGTAATAAATGATGCTTCCGTCTTCCTGCTCTACAGGGGTAAGATACATACCGCTTCCCTGACTTATTAGCTTTGTGATCTGCTGTAATATTGACTCATAATTGCCCAACTGCTTAATACTGTCATTTTTTGCATTTACATAAGCCTTTGTCGCTTCGCTCGTGTATTTGCTACTGTTCCTAAGTGTATCATTTGCGCTGTTTGATAAAGACGTATATCCGAATACATTAAACACTACATCAGTGATAACTGTCATATATGTATTCCTTTTATCTCCTCTTGTAGATGTGATATAGGCCAGATCCATAAATTCAATCGTTGGGTCTGCCGTATGATCGCCAGAAAATTTTCTGAATCTGACACCGATCAGCTCGTTAGCGAGCCATGACACCACCTTTTTCTCTTCTCCCGTGATAAGTGGATTAGAAATTGATAGCACATATCCTTCATTTCCTTCCATTATCTCATTACTATTCTCGCTATTCTCATCTACAACAGTTTTTATGCCTGTTATTATGATATCATCTGTTCCTACTTTCATATTGCTGAAAAAGTTTTTTAAGTCATGTGCCTTATTCTTTTTCCCCCATACACTTAATATCTGTTTTCCGTTTGTGTCCAGGATGAACTTACGATCAGCACTCATTATTGGTGCTGTATATTTTCCGAAATTATAAGTTTGAACATTAAGGAATCCGTCAACATCAAATCTGGCATTCCCGCATGCTATCATAGCGATATATCCTAAAATCTGGCGCTCAGTCATACCCTCAGGCTTAGTTTTCACTACAAAATCGTCATGTAGAAATGTGCTAGATCCCATCATGAACCCTTTACGTTCACAGATGTCTCTATACATTTCTCCTATTGTGGCAGGAAACTTAAGTTTAGTTGCATAATCCTTATCCGCCTTATACATATCGTCAACGGCTTCCACGATGATCGTGCTTCCATACGTTTCAGGTGTTATTACTGTGTATGTGCCCTTGTTCACTGATTCTACGCTGCTGGAAAGCTGCAATTTTAATGTTAAATGTATTTCAGCCATAAGGAAATCATAGTCTGCGAACTGTTCCTTATCATTTATGATTTCGAGCTGTATACTCTTTGCTATTGCCGCACCAAGGGGGAGTGTGTTCATACCGGCCGCATCAGTTATTGAGTTGTTCGATAACGCAAAATCTTTCGGTCCTAAATTGATAGTCCTACCGTCGGTAAATAGAATATCGGCATATTGCAAAAAATCTCTGCGGGTTTTCATTACTTCTCTAAATTCATTGCTTACATTGATCACTCTGGATTCACACTCCTGAAATTAATTTGTAACCCTTCCCAAGTTTCAAACCCTTCTTCTAGGGTTTGCGCATCCATATTAAAATTAGAACAGTAAAATTCACCATCCTGCCACCGGCCCGGGATGCGCGGATTTGGATAGTGAAGTAATACGCTGCTTCTTCCAATACACTGGTTAAGGATATTTGCTATCTCCTCCCACCTAAGGTAATCCCAGACTATATCATAACCCCCAATTGTAAACATAGGAGTATTGTGCATAACGCCATCCTGCGATCTGTCACTGTCTTCTGTTGATGTGGTTGCAAAAACCGGACTAAATGTAGATGGGGCGGCAATTGCCACCCCGTTTATCCTAAATTGTTCCATGTTGCCCTCCTATACTAAATCAAATGGATTGACGCCGGATTGGGTCCGTCTCATTTTTGCTTCATCAATAACGAGTTCAAATAATGTTCTGCGCTGTACATCGGCTTTTACATTATAGGTTCTTGCGCCTGAATTTCCTCCCATTTCCCTGTACGCTTCTTTAAATGCTTTCTTCATGGTGGAAAGGGGTGAGACAACTTCTGTCTCTTTGTTGTTATCTCCCAAAATAGCGGCGAATTCACCGGACCTTCTCGGGACAACTGTACCGCTTGCCAAACGCGGCATAGTGTAGCTTCTGGGACGGTATGAATAACTGCTAAAGCTTAATCCAGACCCCATACCGGTTATAGAGCTAAAACTATACCTGATGCTGTTTATGATGCTGGATATCCTACTTGCTAAACTCGACGCTGCAGAAACAATCTGTTGGAACGGTCTGGTCACGATGCCGACAAGACTTGAAAATGTACTTTTGAATGATTGGGTGATCATTTTAAGCGGTGATATTGCTCCGCTCTGCATATTCTTCGCCCCATTTGTTACACTTTCTTTTATAGACTTCCATTTGGATTTTGTTTCGCTTAAAGCTTGCTTCCACTGCTCCGCAATGCCACTCTTCAGCTCTGTGATTTTGCTTTTAGACTCTTTCGCAAGCGAGGAAGCCGATTCTGAAACCGAAGCTTTTATACTCTGCCATTTGCTTGCCGTAATATCCCTTAACTCATTCCATTTCGTTGATGCAGACTCTTTTAAATTGCTTATCTTTTCCACGGCACCTGATTTCATACTTGACGCAATGCTTACGACTTTTTCCTTTGCCGCAGCCATTTTGTTCTGAGCAGATGTCTTTATCACCTCAAACGCTTCTCCTATATTTTTCTTTAACGTATCTATCTGCTTTATAGTTCCTTCTTTTAATTCCGTAGATTTCTGTACCACCCAGTCTTTTGCTGCTGTGAATTTAGGGGCTACAGATGAACTCCACCAATTAGGAAGGTCTTCGGTAAAGAACTTCTTTACTTTATCCCAGTTACATATAACAGCAATAAGAGCCGCGATAGCAGCCACTATAATGATTCCCCAAGGGCCTGTTGCCGCCAGAGCTGCGCCTATCGCCTTGATTCCTGTAAATAAAATAGTACCGACAGATTTAACTCCGCCTACTAATGCAGTAAGAATTCCCCCGCCCTTAGCAAAAATTCCTGCTAACCCTTCTTTTCCGCCAAGGAATTTTTTTAATACGGTAACTGCTCCGCCAAGTATACCAGTAGCCTGTGTACTTCCAAGTGCATGAGCTATATCGCCTATAAACCCCAATACTTTACCTGCTATCCCTATCGCCATAATAATCTTAGCAATAGTTGCCGCAATTTTACCCGGTGTATTAGTTTCCAGCCCCGAAAGGAATCCGCCTAATCCCTTAACGAAAATACCTTTTATCAATTCCCATAGCCTGCTAAGAATTCCGCCCCAGTCAATTGATTCAAGCATTTTCGCGACATTCTCTCCAAATTCATCCCATCTGGTGTCATTTACAATTTTTATCAATAAATCAAGAAGCTTTATAACCGCATCACTGATTGTAGTTCCAACTTCTTCCCATCCAAAAGTAGAAAAGAATGTATTCAGGGAATCAACTATTTTATTTCCTAAAGAATCCCAGTCGATTTCATCAATAAAATTATGGATTTCTTTTATTATTCCGGTTATTGCAGTGGCAAGTGTCCAAGCAAATTCTGACAGATCAATTTCATGGATCATGTTTGTGAGTGATCTGCCTATATTTGCCCCCAGCGTTCCGAATGTGATTCCATCGACGAAATTGCTAGCCAAGTGTATGAATCCCTGGATTATCTTTCCAAGCGCAGTACCTAGATTTTCAATCTCGATATTATTAATGGCATTCATCAGTCCAGAAGCTAATGATTTTCCAATCTTTTTCCACGTCTCAAATTTCTCCATCCGGTTCGCAAATCCAAGAAGAAACTTGATAACTGTATTAAGCCCCTCAGCCAATGTCAGGCCCAACTTGTCCCACTTTATTTCGTCAAATATCCCATAAATCCCATCTGCTAATGCCCTGCCACAGTCCTCCCAGTCAATACCTGTGAACAATAGATAAAGAGTATTGACAAGGGTATTAATGCCGGTTCCGAACATTCTCCCTATTGCTTCCCAGTTAATAGTCTTCACAAGGCTATTAAAAAGATCGCAAAATTTATTGATGAAGTTCGTGATAACTCCACCGCAGTTTTTCCAGTCAATAAAATCTGTTATCTTCTTAACCGCACCGTTGATTTTTTCTCCAAGGATACGCCCTATCTCCTCGAAATCACCTGATTTGATAAGGTCTTTCAATCGTTTTACAAAATCCTGGATCGCATTATCTATCGGCACTGTTTCAAACATGTCCTCTGGCTTTAGCCCAGTATCGGGTGTACTGATTTCGCTGTCATTTCCACTGTTTTTAGATGTATCAGTGATCTTCTTTTGGATTTTGTTGATCTCGTCAATGGGGGAGAGATAGCCTTCTGCCTCGTCCGCTGCGTCTTTCAGCGCATCAGACTGGTCATTGATAGAATTTGTAGCCTTATCCGCGTTCTTTGCTGTCTCCCCGTAAGTGTCGGCGAAGTCCTGCTGTACTGCCTTTGCCCTTGTGAAACTGTTTTTTCCGGTAAGCGCCGCGATAAACATTCCAACATATGTTATAGCCTGTGACAAAAGATTGATAAATTTTGTCAATATAGGAGCAACTGCGCTTATAAGTGGTGCAAATGCCGTAGCGACACTATTTTTTAGGCGTGTTAATGCAGATAGCAGCATGGACAAACTCTTATTTGTCTCATCAGAATACTGAGACAGGCTTACAAGCCCCTCCTTTATTGCCGTGGTGATTCCATACAGGACTTTAAAAACTGTGCTGTACATGATAGACATTCCCAGCATCCTGCCCATACCGAATTTATTCGATTCTTTGTTCGTCCTATGTAATATACTTGCAAGCTTCTTAAATCCAGTAGAAACACCATTAACAGCGCCGCGCACGCCACGCAGCATAAGAGATTTACTAAGAGTAAACGCATGGAACGTCAGCTTATTTACGCGTTTAGCCAAACCGCCAAGTGCTACTGCCAAAGTTTTTCCAGTCTTTGAAGAACGCTTCTGCGCATTGCTGGTACTATTAAGACTTTTCTTATACTCCTTTTCAGCAGATCTTGCTTTTTGAAGTTTTTGGTATACACTGTCGTATTCTTCGTCTCCAAACCCTAGTCCCTGGCCCGCAAGCCTTTTCAACTCCAGTTCATAATATCTGGTTTCTTCTGTTAGATTTCTGGTCTTGGCCCTGAGGGATTCCAATTCAGTCTCCATGCTGTCCAGTTTACCGCCGTAAGCCATATCATTAAGATTCTTCTTATA